AGTTAGCTAAAACTATTTCAGTTTCAACTTTCTTTCTTAAACCCCCCTTATCTTCCCATAAGAACTCTCCGTCAAAATGGAATGGATAGCGAGAAGCAAAATGAAAATGCTCATTGTTCAAAGACTCGTTAAATTCTTTGTGCATTTTTTCAAGTTTATCTTTAGCGTTAGATATATCTTTTTCTTGCTTTTCTATATCGTCTTTTACAGACATAAGATCAAGATACTTTTGGTTATTCTGCATTTGAGATTTAAGCTTAGATATGCCTTTTTCTCTTATCTCGTTGTATGCTCTATCAACGAGTATATTTCTTTCGTTAATGGTTAGTTTTCTAGCCATATTAATTCTCCTTATAGTTAATGTGAATATGTACGGCTTTGTTCATATCCTAGCAGAAGCTAAGAAACTGGTATAGATTTAAATGCTTACCACTTTTGTGCATACCATACATAAACACAAATACTATTTAAGCATAAGTAGTACATGATGTAAACAGTTTATACATAAAAAATAGAGTTATTTGGGGGTAAAGTAGGGGTTAAACTGCATACCCTCGCTCTTTCAGTCGCTCTCTCAAACAAAAATCAGTCGGGTGTCGGGTCGGGTCGTAGGGTTATTGACTAAATGCCTTACAGGTCAGTATAACACACACAACACAATACCGTCTTCCAGGCCAGACGCAGCCAGGAGTTGCGTGATAGATCTCTCAGAAGAAGATCTGTCACATAAGTTGACTTGTTGTTTACTTGTGGTAAAGTAATTACATACACTTAAATAAGGAGATGATATGTCAGAAAGACAATTACCGTTTCAAGTAGCAGTTAGTAAAACTGAACCCGTTGAAGTAACTAACCCATATAGTGGGGAAAGTTATAAGCTAGAAGCAGACGCTCTTGCTGTTTATGATGTAATCAAAGGGGCCGAATATACTGAGGATTACGATTTAGTTCGCAAAGGTATTGATTGGTTTCTAGAATATGAGCCTGAAGCCTATATGGTTTTACTTGACTAAGTCGGGAGCAGGTCGGGATCACTAATAGTGATCCTGATCGCTCTACGAGGTAAGTACTACACAATAGTAATCACATCTTGGATCTGGACGCAGCCAGGAGTTTCTCTGGACTAGTCGTTCCTATTCCGATAGTTGACATTACTGTTTACATGTGGTATACTAAAGGGACACTATAAAAGGAGATTAAATGAAAGAATGGTTTAAAACCTTAACGACGCAAGAATTAAAAACTTGGTTAAAAAACTTTGATCAGCCGGATAGCCTCAATAGTTTCTTTTTAGGAGCAACTAATCATGAAGATATAGAACTAGCCAAGGCCGAACTAAATAGTAGGGGGTTGTTTTAATGAAGCAGTACCCAATATGGAATATAGTACAGGCTTGTATATATAAAAGCCCTAAATCTTACGGAGTTAAAAAAGACGGTAAGGTAGAGGTTAGAGTTGGCACAAGCTCCAGCAACTCGCATAAATTTGTTGAACATGTCACCACCCACAGAGAACTAGAAGACGGTAGCAGGGAGTACCGCTTTTATGTTGATGGTGAATGTATTAAGAAAGCAGTTCTGCCTAAGAAGTCAAAAGAACTGCAGTTTATTGCGAACACTTAATTATGTTTGAGTGGTTTATAATATGTATTTGTTTGTTCTTGGCTTGGTTGGCTGACAACTCGGGATCGGGTCGGGATTAATAAACGGGGGATCGGTAATAATGATCGGGGTACCATAACACAATAAGAACACACAAAGCCCAGGCGCAAGATGTATTTGTCATGTATCGTTTTCCCAAAGTGCCTGGGTCGAGTGTTAAAAAATAAGTGGTGTTTTTTTTGTTTACCCCTTGTATTATTATTTACTTTGTGTAAACTAATAGATAAGGAGAACGAGATTATGAAATATAAATTTATAATTACGGATGATACAGGCAACAAATTATTAGTTGGTGCCGAGACTGAGTTACGAGACTTAGTTGTGAATGGAATGCAAGTTGTTAGAAATAGTAACTTGCACGTTGAAGATACTAGACAAATGCTAGGTAATACTGACATCAATAATGTCATGCACTTATTTAGAGGTGGGCTTGATGAATAAGATTGAACAGGCTTGGAAAATACTATCTAGTAGTGCAGACCGAGAAGAACATGATTGTGTACTTTGCGGTATTCACTTTAAAGGTTATGGTCACAACCCTGATCCACTTGCTCAAGAGGGCAGATGTTGTGACAGTTGTAACGATCGAGTTGTTATGCAACGAATAAAAGATATGATCGCTTATGACAAAGAGTTTGAGTTACTACGAAAACAGAAAGAGAGTAGAGATGAAAACTAAGTAAACGACTAAAGGGTTACTCCTTGAGGGACAGCTTCGGCTGTCCTTTTGTCGTTACTGGGACTCTATTTGCCAACGGCGTCGGGAAGGCAAACGGGTTTTTTTAGGGGATGACACCCATTTTTGCCCTGCGGGTATATACACAATACTTTACACAAGGTTTCTCACATACAAAAACCATTTTTTTTACAAAGGGTCCCATACAGGGGGGGTAGATATGTTATATTTTTATTGGTTGGGCTACTGTTGTCAGCTATTATAAAATTTTAGCTCTTCTCCACAACTGCAGTAGCCTGCCCTTGCAAAATCATTCTTATCCGTATACTATTCGATTATGGAACCTCAAATGATGAATCAGGAACTCTCAGGCATGACGGCACCTGATCAAATACAAGCAGAGATAGATAATTTATCAGCAGAAGAAAAACAGATGGCTAAACAATCTCTTATGGAGATCAAAGCGGTTATTCAACAATTGTTAGAGCAAGGTGCTACTGAAGAAGAAATTATGCAAATGCTAGCGGATCTAGGCATTACTATGGAACAGTTAGAATTTGCTGAACAGTTATTCTCAGAAAATAACGATCTAGGTATTAACATCTAATGTTTTTTAGAAATCTGCTTAAAACTATTAGAAAACGTCAAGCTGGTATGGCACCTCCTATTAGAGGAAAAGGCGGGTTCCTTAGAAATTTAATGCTTAAAAATCGTAATCGTCGTAACATGATTATGCCTTTTATGGGTGGTAAATTTAATATGCCGCTTTTTGGTAGAAGACAAGGTATTATGAGTCTTATGAGTCCAGCATCTTATGATCGTGATGTTAACGATCTGCCTATTCCTCAAGCAGGAGCTAGCCTCGATATCATGCCTCGTTTTGGGACTCTACCCAAACAACCACCTCAGGTAGGAACTGCCCCACTTATGACAGGTGGTAACGCTGCTTTACTGCCGCCTGATATAGCACCTTTACCGCCAAAACCTATGATGGGTGTTAATATGGGTATGCCTAATTTTATGTCTGCAGGTCAACCGCCTAAAATGGTTATGGGTATGAAAGAGGGTGGAGAGGCAAAATATCCCAACGAAGGATTAGCCGCCTTAGCCAAAGTAGCACCTGAGGTTGTCAAGCGTATGGGCTATGAAGAAGGTGGAGCTGTAGCAGGAGTGGATATGCCAAGCAGCAGTGACGCTGATATGATGAATTATCAAAATACTTTGATGGCTATTAGAGAGATGAAGGCATCCTTATCTCCAGTACAACAGCAATATTTTGATTCTGCTGTCCGAGAACTTTTAGGAGAAAGTGGTCGTACTATTTCGAGACGAGATAGAATGATTGCATCAGGTTTGGCACCAACAGGCGTCTCGGGTAGAACTATCGGCAAACTGGACAGAGAAATTATTAGACCAATTTTACGAGATCAAAGTATAACGGACTAATATGAATGGCTACCAAACAAGAATTTCTCGACTCAATCAAAAGGCTAGAAGCTAGTGTAGCTAGCCGTAAAGCATCTAGTGCAGCAGCACAAGCCAAAATAAGAGAACTAATATCAGAGGGTAAAAACAGAGAAGCTTATCGTGTCTTTGAAGAACTGCCTATTATGGATCAAATAGCTTTAAGTGTCACACCAGGCTTTGGTGATGCTCTTGCAGCTTTCGAAGTAGGCGAGTTTAAAACTAGAGCAGGTGAAAGGTTTAAACAAGACGATACCTTAGGTGGTTTAGGCAACTTAGCCTTATCAGGATTAGCTGGTGCTTCCTTGTTACCGATTATTGGACCAGTCGCTGGAGCAGCAGGTAAAGTAGGTAAAAGTCTAGGTCGAGTCGCTAAAACAGATCCTGACATGCCAACTGGTGGTGGTAGTTATTCAGATATACCAAACGAATATGTAGGTACTAGACCTACTGACTTAGGTGATGGTTTTGGCTTCCAACCAGGAACAGGTCTTATATCACCAAATAGAGCAGCGCTTGAAAAAATGGCAACTAAACCTCTTAAATTAGATACTTTAGTGTCGCAGCTACGTAAAGCAGCACCTAATAAAGAGGGTGAACTTAGAATGTTAGGTTTGTTAGATGAAAAAAATCAAGTAACGCCTTTAGCAAGACAATACTTTACAGGACAACCAAAAGTAACGCCAAAAGCTTTAGATCAATTTTTATCTCAAAAGCAGAGAACTAGTTTAAATATTGTTAGGCCAGAGAAAAGTAATTACGAATCTCCAGGTTACGGAGATATTGACGCTGATACTGAAGTGCAAAGGGTCTATCAAGTTGAGGGCGTGAAAAATGCTCTCGCTAAAGGTAAACATTATGGTGGTCTAGGGTTTACAGATGATATTGCTTTTGATTCTACTGATTTTGATGCCGTAAAAGGTGTTTTACGTGTTGGTCGGATTCAATCTGATTACGATAAAATGTTAAAGATAGAAGGGGAAAAAGGTAAAAGTAATGCTTTATTCGATGAAACAGATGCAGCAAAAAAAAGAAAGATTTCAGAAGAAGGTATTAATCCTTTCCAATTACCAGATAGGATAACTGAGTTTCCTAAATTTTCTAGTGACAAAGCAGGAGCAGACAAACTTCGTGATCTCATGAAAAAATTTAACGAAAACGTTCAGCTTAAAAACAAAATTATGAATGAACGTTTAGCACCAATCTACGAAGCAGGCATTCGTCCAACGACAGATTTTATAAAATTACCGAATATACGACCTAAAGAAATTAAACAACAAGCTAAAAGATTAGATGAGCAAAACCTATTAATTCGTAATCAAATTGGTGACACTATTGATGAAATAGAGAGCAAACTATTCAAAGATAGCGATTTTATCGGCTCCGATTTTAGAAAAGGAGATCGTGATTTAGTCAGAAAATTTGATATTGATAAATTACCAAGAGCTGCACGTTTGATTGCCGAACGAGAACTGAATTATAAGAATTTACCCATACCATCTGCAGGATTTGAAAAAGTAACACTAGATCCACAATATTATCGTTTTACTAATAGTGAGGTAAGTCTTGATTTAAGTCCAAGTTTTGATATTGATGAATCTATTAAACATTTAGATACGCATAAAGCACTTGCCTCAGGTGTTGATCTGGATGCTAATTTAAATTTTAATATCAATAAACCCAAACTTGACCCTTATGCAACGGCGGGGGCTAAAAAGACTAAATCATATGTTTTACCTGTGCGTAATCTTATGAACGAAAGTTTACGAAACCCAAATATTAAGACCTTAGTTTTCGAGGGACTTGAGCCACTCAGACGTGAAGGTGGTAGCTCTTCTAAAGTACTAGAAAGTTATTATAAAAATGCACAAAAAGAAGCTATAAAAGTTGTCAATGAAATAGCTCAAGATACTGATTTATTATTCGTGAAACGAATTGATGATGATATAGAAATTGATATAGATAGTATTCGTCAATATTTAAAAAATACTGGTCAAAAACCAAAAATATCAGCATTTAAAACAGGAGGGGCTGTAAAAATACAATCTTTATTAGATAATTTATGACATTACAAAGCTTATCAGATGCCGAGCTTAGAGAGGCGCTGCTATTAAAAGAACGACTAGAGTTGCTTAAAAAACAAGAAACCTGTCAAGAAGGTTTTATGGATTTTATTGAGCACATCTGGCCTGAGTTCATCTGTGGCCGACATCATAAAATATTTGCCCAAAAGCTAGAAGATATTGCGACAGGCAAGATAAACCGTTTGATTGTTAATATGCCACCTAGACACACTAAATCTGAGTTTGCTTCTACTTATTTTCCTGCTTGGGTTATGGGCCGCTTTCCTAATAAAAAGATTATGCAGACTACACACACAGGCGAGCTGGCTGTCAGGTTTGGCCGTAAAGTCAGAAACTTGATGGATACTGAAGAATATGCAGGTATCTTTCCTGATGTGACTCTATCCGCTGATTCTAAATCTGCTGGCCGCTGGGAAACCAATAAAGGCGGCGAATACTTCGCTGCTGGTGTTGGTGGGGCTATTACAGGACGTGGTGCAGATCTTTTGATAATAGATGATCCCCATTCAGAACAAGATGCCTTGAGTATGACTGCTATGGAAGGTGCTTGGGAATGGTATACTTCTGGACCTCGACAGCGTTTGCAACCAAAAGGAGCCATAGTTTTAGTCATGACTAGATGGAGTCAGATTGATTTGACCCAAAGATTATTAGATGCGCAAAAAGAACCGCTCGCCGATCAATGGGAAGTGATAGAGTTTCCCGCTATTTTTCCTGATACAGAAAAACCTTTATGGCCTGAGTTTTGGCCGATAGATGAATTACAAAAAGTTAAAGCCTCTTTACCTAATATCAAATGGAACGCTCAATGGATGCAGACACCTACCGCTGAAGAGGGTTCTATCATCAAACGTGAGTGGTGGAATGAATGGGAGCACGATAGTCTACCTGCGGTTCAGTATATAATACAATCTTATGATACGGCTTACAGTAAAAAACAAACAGCCGACTTCAGCGCCATATCTACTTGGGGTGTGTTTCGGCCTACTGATGGTGCGCCCGATTCTATTATTTTACTTGATTGTCAAAAAGGGCGTTGGGACTTTCCCGATCTCAAAAAAATAGCTATGGATGAATACAAATATTGGGATCCTGATATGGTTCTGATTGAGGCGAAAGCTTCAGGTACACCCCTGACACATGAATTACGGCGTCTGGGTATTCCTGTTGTGAACTATTCACCCTCTAGAGGACACGATAAACACTCACGTATGCATGCAGTAGCTCCTATTTTTGAATCAGGCTTAGTCTGGGCACCAAAAAAAGGTTTTGCTGATGACATGATTGAAGAGTGTGCCTCATTTCCTTTTTCGGCACATGATGATCTGTGTGATACAATGACCCAAGCTTTGATGCGTTTTCGTGAGGGGGGTTTGGTATCACTTGGTACTGACTACGATGATGAAGACAAAGCGCCAATAAAGAGAGTATATTATTAATATGTTAAATTTTTACATGACTGAATATGAAGTAGATGGCAAAATCAAAGATGGTCCATTAATTATGGCTC